TTTAGATATACCTGAAAGTCTTAAAAAAATAGAGCTACAAGCTATTGAATCATTAAGCGAACAGGCAGGTAGGAACGCCAATAAAACCATTACCCTCTATAAGATTCAAAAGAAGTTTTGGGATATACTTGAGGGAGATAGTGAAAAATATGCTTCTGAAATAGCCTTCATAAGAAGATTCTGGTGGCATCGCTTACATGGTTATTGGTTTTATAATCATGGGAAACCCACCTATATTACCAATTGGCACTTCTACTATCTGAACTGTTGGACAATGGATGTTAAGGGTGGAGAAAACAGACCACAATATAGGGATAGAGACCGAAAGGAATATTTATTTAAGTGGTATTCGCTAACCTGTACGGAGACATTCGCTAATGTAGATGAAGATGGTAACGCCATTCCTAACGATGATGGTTACTACGAGATGGTTGATTTATGTATGAGACTTTGTTTTGGTAACATACAGAGTAAAAATAGACGTTCTGGGAATACCAATAAAGGCTTATCAGATGGTTGTGAGATGACTACTCGTACTATCGGAACGGATGGTATGATTATCTATTCTCATACAGGAGATGATGCAGAAAAGCACTTTAAAGGCAAAATGATGCCCGGCTTCATGAGTATTCCTATGTGGATAAGGCCGCTTTGTACGTCTGGGAATGGAGCTTCTCAACTTAAGTTTGAAGGACAGTCGAATGATTATCAAGCAGAAGTTCTAACAACTCGTATTTCATATGCCGAAACCGGAAGTGACAAAGCTGTAGATGGACAGAAACTTGTATATGCACTCTTGGATGAATCGGGTAAGGTTACACTTCATGACGTTGCTAAGAGATGGGATGTTGTAAAACATTGTCTTTCTCAAGGAGATGGAAGAGAAATTCATGGATGGTCTTATCACCCATCTACGGTTGCCGAAATGAGTGAAGGGGGTGCTGCCTATCGGGTTTTATCTCAGGACTCGATGTTTTATAAGAGGATGCCAAGCGGTCAGACTACTTCTGGATTATTTACGATATTCATTCCTGCCGACGAAGGGTTAGATGGGTTTATTGATCCTTGGGGAATGAGTATTAAGGATAAGATAGAACCATATCAAGCAAAACTTGGATTTAAGCAAACTGCCAATGACTACCTTCAACAAGAGAGAGATGCACTATTGAAAAATGGATCTCCGGAAGCAATGAGATCATATAGACTTAAGAAGAAACTGTTTCCGTTGAAATATGGTGATTCATGGCATGGTGGGGATGGGGATATTGGCTTTCCCTTAGAGGAAATAGATAAAAGACAAGCTGAATTAAGAACACTCAACACTGTAAAAAGGGGTAATCTAAAATGGCTTGCAAATGTGTTCGGAGGAGAAGTTTATTTTGAAGAAGATAACGAACACGGAAGATTTGAAATAAGTAAAGACCCAAATCCTGTTTATACAAACCAAAAGACCAGAATTGAATTTTATAGTGTATTTGCCAACGCAGTAATTCCTATGTGGCAACCACGGTATCCCAAAGCATCAGTAATAGGTGCTGACCCATATAAATTCAAGAACAAACAACAGGATTTGATGTCTCGAATGGTTAAGGGGACAAATCAAAGCAAATTATCAAGAGGTGGTATGGGAGGATTAGAGTGTGTTTCTGAATCTGATCTTCTTAAGCCAATGAGTAAATGGGAAAACTATGGGTTTTTCATGTCGTATTGTTTTAGGTCAAACTCGGATGAGTTCAATGAAGATCTTCTTAAAGCGGCTATTTATTGGGGTTCTATGGTTTATCCTGAAGGCAACGTAGGCAACGTAGAAGCATACTTTATCGAAAAGGGATTTGGAGGTTATTTAATTTATGACTTGGATAAAAACGGACAACGTAAGAGTAACGCAGGAGTTCAGAACATTGATACGAGTAAGCAGACCTTATTCACTCTTAGCAAGGAGTATTTAGACGCAAGAGCAAGTCAAGAGCGTCACGCTTCCTATCTATCGGAGTGCTCTCGTATTAAGGGATTGGAAGAGATGACCATTTATGACAGGTTTACGGCACATGGATTGGCTTTAATGGGGGCACAAAGCCTTTTTCCTGCAAGAATAGCAGCAATGGCAGAACAATCATCTGATATTTCTGATTTTATAGAGACATGGAGTTATTAGGGGTTATTTTTTAAGTGATTATCATATAGGTATCTTTGAAACAAAAACAATAATGTATATCTCGAAAAAGTATAAAGAAGAACGTTATCCGATGCCAGATAGGGATAATGTGAGGATACCCAAAGAGGTTAAACGTGGCATGGAGTATTGCATGAAAATGTGTCAACATGCCTATTCTTCTTTTATTTCAGGAGCAGGAAGTGTAACACAAGAACAACTGGATTCTGTCTCTATGTATCGTCTCTATGCTAATGGAATGCAGTCTCAGGAAAAGTATAAAGACAACTTCTTAGGGAAAGAAAACAACAACGTCATACCTGCTGGAGTAACAGTAGGAGCAAGCCGAAAAGCATATGCCAGTATTGACTTTACCGTCATGTCTCCTATGCCACGAATTATTGAAGCTGTAATTAGCAAGATAAAATCATCTACCGATATGGTGTCCGTAGATGCCATAGATCCGGAAAGCGGAGCCGAGAAAGAAAATTTGAAATGGGGGGCTTATGTTGATGGCAAATTTCATGACATGTTTTCTTCCTTACAGGCTATGGCCGGACTCCCACAACAAGAACTTGGATTTGTTCCTAAAAACATAGAGGAATTAAATCTTTATGATGCAGAAGGAGGGTTCAAGCAGGATTACGTTATCGCAATGGAAGAACTGGTTAAGTTCGTATTTGATCAGTCGATGTGGGATGAGCAATTGCTTGTTGACGTATTATTTGATCTTATCGTAAATGGCTTTGCCCTTGTGGAAGATACTTATAATGAAGATACCGGAGAAGTAAGATTAGAGTATAGAGACCCTGAGTATTCAGGAGTCCAATATACCCGTGAAACGCAATACGACAAACCAGATTGGGGTTTTACGATGGTATTTGAAAAGGTATCGAATATAAAGAGAAAGTTCCCTGAGATGGGAGAACAAGAGATTTGGGATTTAGCCTCTGCGTTTGATGGTAAATTTGGAAATAAGGGAATGGAGAATTGGGCTAATCTTACCTCTAAAAGCATTTATGGTTATACTCATGAGTCTTATGTTGTTCCGGTTGTTAAATGCAAGTGGATTGAGGTAGAGTATGATCATGAAGTTGCTCACGTAAACAGAATGGGAGGAGTTCGTACATATCCGGTAGATCCAAATAAGAAAATACAAGGAAAAGACAAAAAGCTGACTACTCGCAAAAAGATCATTTATGAATGCAGTTGGTTGGTAGATACGAATAAGTGTTACGAATATGGCCCCGCAAGATACCAACCCAGAGACGGTATGGCCGATCCCTCTCTTCCCTTTCATGCCGTAAAGGTAAAGAACAGACCAATCATACCAAGGGTGATACCTGCATTGGATATGTTCCAAACCAGTTGGCTTAAATTGCAACACGGAATCGCAATGGCAGCACTAAATGGATTTTCTATAAATCTTAGTGCGCTAAATAATATGCAATTAGGGGCATCAAAACTTTCTCCCCTTGAGGCCATAAAGATATGGAGACAGACGGGTATCTTATTTAGAAACGATGTTAACGGAGTAGGCATGCAAGCCTCTCCAAGAGCAATAGAGCCTTTAATGGGAGGTGCAGGAGCAATGATTCAAGATGCTATGATGGGATTAGATACTGCAAGTCGTATGCTTCAAGAAACAACCGGAATCGAACCCACTATGTTAGGTAATAGCCCAGAACCCAGACAAGGAAAAGCCGTTACCCAATTTGCAATCGAAGGAACAAACAATGTTTTATCAGGCATCATATCTAAAGCAAATATCTTAAAGGCAGAAAGCGCAAAGAATATTTGTTTAAGGTTACAAGTTGCTTGCTCTGATAATAAGAAGAGTTTTAATTACTATAAAAATGTTGTCGGAGAAACCAGAATGCAGCTACTTAAACTCGCAGAAGGGCATGATGTGAGATATGGGATTAAGACTCAAGTTCGGCCTACGGATGACGATAAACAACAACTCTTTGAGGCAATAAACCTTTCCCTTAAAAACGGAAGAGACGGTAAAGTAGGAATTACAGAAGCCGATATGGTAAGATTCAAGTCTATGATAGACTCAGGAACCAGTCTTAAAAGAGTTGCACAACTCCTTGCTTTTGCTAATGAAAAGGCACAACAACAAGCTCAGGCGGCAGCAGATCACAGTCAGCAAGTAGCCGC